CTATCGAACGCCGCCTTCGTCTGGCGGTCCTCCTCGCTTCCGATCCTTCTCAGCTCGAAGGGCAAGAAGAGACGTTATCGACGTCAGCAGTTGAAGCCTCGGCAGAGCGGTGTTCTTCGACATCTCGACCTGTTCCAGGAACAATCGGAAGCCCTCCAGGGCATCAAGCCATTCTTCATGCATGCCGACCGCCGGCACCTGAGTAGCCGCGTAATCGATCATCGTATCGGTCAGCTCGAGCATGCGTTCTCGGGTGACCACGCCGGCATCGATCATTGCCGCAGCCACAACGAAGGCGGGGAAGAACGATCCGGCACTCTGGGTCTGCAGATCGGCAACATGGAAGTCCATCTCCTCGAGTTGAGCCGAAATCCTGTCGATCTGTTCCTGCGGCGATTTAGCCATTCCCATTCTCCTCCAAACGAGAGTTGAGCAGCTCGATTGTAGGAGGGTCGCGTCACCTGCGGAAGTGGTGAGGAGCCAGGCGGCGGCAGCATTCCTCCCAGACCTGGCCGCCGGACCATCTCCGGTCTGGCGGCCCTTTTCAGGAGACCATGATGAAATACGCTGAGGCGCTTGAGTTCATGCTGGCTGGCCAGGCCATGGCCCGCCCGAACGATTTCCACCACGATCTCATCTACTTCGTGAAAGGCAACATCGATCCGGCTTCCGAAGAAGCTCGAACGGGATCGGACGTCAGTGGCTGTATCCCCCTCAAGTATTTCGAATTTGGCGATGCGGGCACCGTGACGCGACTGCCGCGCTTCGACGCGCGCGACGGATTCGGCAACACGGTGACGGGATGGACACCGACCGCCGCCGACCAGCTCGCCGATGACTGGGGCTTTGCAGAGACCGTCATGGCCGAAGAGGCCGCTGCCTGACGCTCCGGATTCCGGCCTTGGCGTCGCCTAGGCCGGTCCCCCGAACGCCAGTTCGAATGCCTTTCAAACGGGGATGGAAATGCGGTTTTTGCGGATAAAAGTCAGCCAGATCGACGCCAGCAAGGGACTGCGGGCGGTTTCCGAGGCATGGGCCCAGACGATGGCCGAGGAGGCGCAGCGCGATGGCGGGCCGAGATGGAGCCCGGTCGACGTCGTCGACCTCGGCTCGGACAAGTACCGACTGGTCGATGGCCGGCGTCGGCTGGCAGCCGTTCTGAAGGTCGGCCTCGACGAGATCGACGCCCGCGTTCTGACCGCTGCCGAGTATGCCGAAGAAGCCTCGCTGCAGTTGCACGAGATCAAGGCGAACCTGTTCCAGAGCGGCGTCACCGCGCTGGAGCGGGCCATCTACCTTTCGGCATGGAAGACCCTGCATGAGGCCGCGACAGGCCCCGCGAAGCGTGGCCGAAAGTCGGCTGCGGAATTGGCGCAGACCTCTGCGGCAATTCAGGCCGGCGAATTTGTCGGTCTGTTTTCGGCGGTGGCGGCCGAGACGCTTGGCATTTCGGAGCGCTCGATTCAGGCCGCCGTGCAGGTGGCCCGAAGCCTGGGGGAGAACGTCCGGACACGCATCGCGTCGACGCCGATCGCCAATGTGATGAGCGAGCTGCTGCAGCTCTCCGGCGAGACCGTCGATCGACAGGAAAAGATCGTCGGGCTGATGCTGTCCGAGCCGCCGGCGGCCAATAGCGTCGCCGAGGCGATCGCCATCATCGATCGCGTGCCGCCGCCCAAACAGCTCGAGCTTTGGGAGACCGTCTACGTCCGGCTCTCGAAAATGACCGAAGCTCAGCAAGATCGTCTCTTCGACCAGATGGCTCCGGCCATCGAACGCTGGTTTGCCAACCGCAGCACGGGCAGGAAGGCCGCCTGACCATGCCTAGACGCCCCCGCGACCCGGGCACAATCGACCTCTTCAAAGAATACCAGCCGGCCCCGGTGGTCGAGCGGTTCTCCGAGGATTCGGTGAAGGCTTGGAACGCGCAGGGGCGCCTCTCCAAAGCCGTGGCGCTGACGCTGGATGAAAGCGGCATGAGCCGGCCGCAGATCGCCAAGGCGATGAGCGATCTCCTGCAGGAAGAGGTCTCCAAGCACATGCTCGATGCCTATGCCTCCCAGGCCCGCGAGAACCAGATTTCGGCTCTCCGGCTGATGGCGCTGGTGATGGTGACGGGTGACGCCAGGCCGCTGAATACGCTGCTCGCCGACGCCGACATGATCGTGGTGCCTGCCAAGTACGAGGCCTTGATGCGCCGCGAGCGGGCCAAGGAGATGCGGGAGCGGGCCGAACGCGAGGAACAGGCCGCCGAGGCCGAATGGAGGGCACGGAAATGAACGCTCCTGCCCACCCGGTCAAAGACTGGATGACTGCTCGCGAGTTCGCGGCGCTCGGATTGAAAGGTTTGCCCGGCACTGAACGCGGCATGCAGCTACTCGCGAAAGAAAACGGCTGGGACGAAAACCCGACCTATTGCCGGCAGCGTGCCGGTCGCGGCGGCGGCCTAGAATACCATGTCAGCCTGCTGCCGACGCATCTGCGCAAGCAGTACGAAGAGATGACGATGGTGGTCGGCGACGTCGAGCCGATCCGGCCCCAGCGTGTCCTGCCGACGCCGCCGACCGAACGGGCACAACGGGCGCAGACGGCCAGGCTCGCCATCCTGACGGCCTGGGAGCGCTACGGGTCCGGTCTCAACTTGCGAGAATCCGGCCGCGCCTTCGCCTTCGCCGGCGCCTACAACATGGGGCACATCAGGGTTGACGACTGGGTGCTGAAGGAAGTGCCGAGCATCAGCCCGCGCAGCCTGTTCCGCTGGCGCTCCGAGGCCAAGGAAGGGCAGCAACTCGGGACCGACCGCAGCCTGGCACGCAAGGGCAAGGGCCTCCTTGAGACCGCCAACGGCGGCGCCATCAAGTGGAAGATCTTGGCGCACCTGGCGATCAATCCCGCCTATAGCGCCCAGGACATCCTGGATTTCATCGAAGACGAGTTCGGCAGCGAACTGACGGATGCCGCCGGCGAGCTGAAGCCGCTGCCGCCGCTCCGCACCTTCCAGCACTATCTCAAGACACTGCGCGCCGAGAAGAACCTGGCGCTGACCAAGATCACCAATCCCGACCACTACCGGTCGAACAAGAAGCTGCGCGGCACCGGCTCGTTCTCCTGGGTTACCGAGCCCAACCAGCTCTGGATGATCGACGCCAGCCCCGTGGACGCTCTCTGTATCGATGGCCGTTACACGATCTACGCAGCGATCGACGTCGCCACCCGGCGGATCTGCTTCACACTATCGAAGACACCGCGCGCCTCGGCGGTGCTGATCATGCTGCGCAAGGCGTTGATGCTGTGGGGTGCGCCGAGGACGATCAAGACCGACAATGGCTCGGACTTCAAGGCGAAGGAGACCCAGCGGTTTTTCGCGGCCACGGATATCGATCCGGACCCGTCGGACGCCTATTGCCCCGACCAGAAGCCTTATGTCGAGCGCGTCATCGGGACGTTCCAGCACCAGGTGGGACCGAAGCTGCCGGGCTACATCGGGCACAGCGTCGCCGAGCGCAAGGCGATCGAGGAAAGGCGTTCCTTCGCCGATCGGCTGGGCAGCGACGAGACCAGGTCGTTCTCCGTATCGCTGACGGCGGCCCAGCTGCAGCAGCATATCGACGACTGGGTTGAGTATATCTATCTGCGGCGCGAACACCGCATGCTGAAGATGTCGCCGCTCGAGGCGGCTGCGCGATCGACCGCGCCAATCCGCCGCATCGACGAGCGCGCGCTCGATGTCCTGCTGATGCCAGTGGCCGGCAAGGACGGCCGCCGCAAGATGACGCCGCAGGGCATTCAGGTCGGCGAGGCCTTCTACATCACCCACTCGATCATGGTCGGCACCGAGGTGTTCGTTCGGATGGACCCGATCGACATGGGGACGATCTACGTCTTCGACCTCGCCGACGGCCGATACCTGGGCACGGCGACCTGCCCTGCCCTCGTCGACGTCAACCGCCCGGAGTTCGTCAAGCACACCAAGGAGCTTTACGAGGCGATGGTCGGCGCCGACGTCAAGCGAATCCGCAAGGAAAAGCGCGAGTTGCTCAAGGGACCGACCGGCATCGAACGTGCCCTCCGGCTCTACAAGCGCAAGGCCGAAGCCGAACAGGCCGGATCGAACGTGGTCCCCCTGCCCCGCCGCGAAGAAACGCATACGACGCCGGCGATCGAGGCAGCGCTGGAAGTGTTTCGCCCGAAGGACGAGCCAAAACCGCTCTCCCCGCGTGCCGCCGAGATCTACGCGGCCGCCAAGGCCGAGCAGCTCACGGCCGACGTGCACGCCACTGTTTTCCCCGCGCCTCCGTCATCGGAGCGTGTTCGCCCGCTGCGGGCGGTGGAAACCCGCGAGCAGCGCTGGCGCAAGTGGCTGCAGCTCGAGGAACGCCGCGTCGCCGGCAACGAGCTGAGCTTCGCCGAGGCGAACTGGATGGGCAGCTACCAGACCGACCCGGAGTGGCGGGCCATGAAGCGCCTGCATGACGACGGCGCAACCTTTTGACCAAAGAAAAGGCCCGGACGAGCCGGGCCATGAAGTGAAGAGGCCTGGATGATGAGCGGAATAACAGGGCAAAGCAAGGGCGGAACGATCGCCATCCTGAAAAATGTGGCGGCATGCATGACCGCGATGGAAAGACTGATGGATCGCGGTCCGGGACGGCCGGGGCTCGGCTGTTTCTACGGTCCATCCGGTTACGGGAAGACCTATTCCGCAATCTACGTCCAAAACAAGACGCGCGCTGCTCGGGTTGAAGTGCGAGAGAACTGGACCCGAAAGGTGTTTCTGGAGAAGCTTGCAGCAGAGCTTGGTCTGGAAATACGCGGCACGATCTCGCAGCTCGCTGACCGTGTGATCGAGGCACTAGTCGACGATGATCGTCCGGTCATCGTCGACGAGGCGGACTGGCTCTGCGATCGGCGCATGATCGAAACGGTGCGGGGCCTACAGGAGGATTCCGGCGCCGCCTTCTTGCTCCTCGGCGAAGAAAAGCTGCCGTCCAAGCTTGCCGAGGTCGAGCGCGTCTACAACCGCGTGCTGGTCTGGGAACCTGCGCAGCGTTGCGACCAAGAGGACGCTCGCAAGCTCGTCGACTTGTTGTCCCCAACCATCTGCGTTGCGGATGACCTAGTTACCGAGATCCGTGAACGTAGCTCCGGCCGCGCTCGTCTGATCGTCGTGAATACAGACGAGGTAGTTACCTACGCTCGCCGTACCGGCCTGGCCCAGATCGCTCTGGCCGATTATGGCGGACCATTGGTTGACGGCCGCGCTCCTCGCCCGAGGGCCGCGTGATGCCCATCATCCTCGCACTCAGGGTCGACAAGACCCGGAAAATTCGGCGCGGCCAGGACGCTCTCTGGCAGGTGGTTCGCGACCTGACGGCCGCAGACCGGGACCGGCAGGTGTTCTTGAGCGAAATCGCCCGCCAGATGGACGAGGACGCGTCCATCCTGAAGCTCCACATTGGCCGCTTGGTGAAAGCCGGCTTCATGATCCCGGATACGAGCATCGCCGGGCCATGCTGGCGGCTGGTGAAACGCCCCACCAAGATTCCGGTGGCTCAAACCCGCCAGGATGCCATGTGGGCATCCATGCGGGCTTTGAAGACCTTCGACGCCCGCGAGCTGGCGCTTGCGGCAACGACCGAGGCGCTGCCCGTGTCGGTCAGTACCGCCAAGCAGTACCTCAAGTTCCTGGCGCCAGCTGGTTACCTAGCGTTGGTTCGCGAAGCCATCCCAGGGTCGGGTGGCCGTCTGGCGCTCTACCGGCTGAAGCCGAGCATGGATACCGGACCGGAGGCGCCAAAGGTCCTGCGCACGCTCCTAGTCTACGACCCGAACCGCGACGAAGTGTTCGGTCCTGCCGAAGCGGAGTGTCAGCCATGAACCGGGGACCAGTGCCCGGTTCCGGGCGTACAGATTTCGTGGCGAAGGCGCGCGAGTCCTGGGGCGACAGTCCGGACTGGATCATCGCCCTTGCCGAAGCAGCCAATCGGGACGGCCTTGGAGAGGTTGGCAAACGCATCGGCTATAGCAAGAGCGTCGTTAGCCAGGTGCTCGGCAACACCTACGGCAAAGGCAATCTCCCGCGCGTCGAGGCGATCGTGCGCGGAGCCTATATGGCCGAGGTGGTCGGTTGCCCCGTGCTGGGCGAGATCGGCCGCGATCAGTGCCGCCGTGAGCAGTCGACTCCCTTCGTGGCGACGAACAGCAGCCGGGCGCGGCTGAAACGCGCCTGCAAAACCTGCGAACACAGCGTGAAGAGGGGCGAGCAATGACGGATCAAGCAGCCCGCGCCGGCATTGCCCGTCGCCTCAACCAGCTGATCGACACGCTGACGCCCTGCGTGCCCTGCGGCACCCGGATCGATGCCCACGCCACGCGCGAGTTGCTCGCCTTGCTCGTCGCCTGCAGGGCGGAACTGGGCGGGGCGCCGTCCCTCGTCATCGACCTTCCCAAGTCCGAGTACTCCGTTGGAGGTATGTCATGACCGGTCGTCTTTCAGTCCGCGCCGTCGTCGAGGCGGTGTCTGGTGTCACGGGCTTAGCTCCGGCCGATATCGTCGGGCCCCGCCGCCAGCGCGAGCTCGTCCGGGCCCGTCAGATCGCGATGTATTTCACCAAGAGCTACTGCCGGCATCTTTCCTTCCCGGAAATCGGCCGGCGGATGGGCGCCCGCGACCACACGACCATTTTGCACGGCGTCCGAAAGATCGAGGCCGAGATCGAGCAGTCCGGCAAGGATCCCGTCATGAAGGCCGTGGAGCTGGTGCTGTTGCCGGCGCAACAGGCAGTCGAGCTGCTGCAGATCGACGAGATCGACCCCGACCCCATGGAGATCGCCGAGCGGGCGATGACCGAGCATGGCGTCGCCCGCGTCACATTCGAGGAAATCCGGGCGATGGCGAGCTTCGTGATGGCTGCGATCGTCGGCGGACGGCTGATCATCGATCCGCCTGAACCGGAGCCGATGCCGATCAATGATGCCCTCGTGTTTGCTACCAAATCGGCGCTGATCGCTTCGCGCGATTTCCAGGCTGCCCGGTTCGGCCGTGGCGAAGCAAGCGCCCTGGACGCTCTGCAGACAGCCCTGAAGGAACTGCACGCCGCCTACGCCGACCTCGGTTATTCGCTGGCCAGTTCCCCCGTTTTCAAAAGCACTTCGAACGCCCCTCGAAAGGAGGCCAATCATGTTTGACATTCCTCCCGGATATCGTCGCAATGCGGCCGGCGACCTGGTCGCCGAGGCCAACGTCAAGCCGGCGCACAAGCTCGAAGATGAGCTTGTGCTCCGCCTGGCTGCCAGGGCGGCCGAACTGAGCGAGCAGCTCGCGGCCTTCCGCGCCGAGGCACTCTCGGAGATCCAGGCCTTCCGAGACCTAATTGCCGCAGAATACGGCGCCAAAAATAGCGCCGGCGGCAACATGACGCTCACCGCCTTCGACGGCTCGCGCCAGATCCAGGTGGCAGTCGCGAAGTCGATCACCTTCGGACCCGAGCTGCAGGCCGCGAAGGCGCTGATCGACCAGTGCGTGACGCGCTGGAGCGAGGGCGCCAATGACAATTTGCGAACACTCGTGTTCGACGCCTTTCAAACGGACCGGCAGGGCAAAATCAGCACGGACAAGGTGCTCGGCCTTCGCCGCCTCGCCATCGAGGACGGGGACTGGGTCAAGGCGATGGAGGCGATCTCTGACGCCGTGCGGGTCACCGGGAGCAAGACCTACATCCGCTTCTACCGCCGCAACGGCGAAGCGCTGGACCCGATCTCTCTCGATCTCGCCAATGTGGGAGGCTCGGATGCTGCCTCCTGATGTGGAGCCTATCGCCCGGCAACGCAGCGATCGCCGCCTCGGCGTGACCTTGCTGCTGTTCGGCGCGTTCGGCGCTGGCGGCATTGGCTACCTCCTCGGACTTCTAACCGGATGGGGGACGCTATGAAACGCTCTGGCCTTTTCCGGTACGCGCCAATGACGAGGTGGAGCGTCAAGCTGGCGCTTCGCCGCACCGAGTGTCGGATCGAGGATGCGAAGGCGGCTCTCGCCGACATTACCGGCATCTGGGGCGACGTCGACCAGGGCTTCGTCAACGAGGCCGATGAGCGGATCCAAGATCTCGATCGCTGGCTCGCGGAGATTCGCGAGTCCATCGCCGAGAGGCAGGCATGTGGCGAGGCGATCGGGCCATGAGCTTCGCCTCCCGCTCGCTCCCTCCCGAATCCGAGGATCCGCCGCCCTCGCGGCGGGACCTCCTTCGCATGGAGCGCGACTTGCTCCTGAGACAGGTCCGTCCACGCGTGCGCTCTCTTCACCAAGAGCGCATCCGTCGACAGATCGTCGATCTCACTACGGCGATCATGAAAGAGGAGACCGGCCCGTGACCGCGCTCGCTACGTCCCAACAGATTCGCGCCCTGCAGGCTTCCAGGCGTGCCGCCGGCATTGGCGACAACGTTTGGCATGACCGCCTCACTGCCCGCCATGGCGTGAACAGCACGAAGCTGCTCACCGTTCACCAGGCGCGCGCCGAGCTTGAAGACCTCAAGCAGATGGCAGCGACGCGCCGTCCGGACGGCCAGGTCAAACTGACTGGTCGATATGCTGCCAAGCTGCAGGCCTTGTGGATCGCGGCCTGGAACCTTGGGATCGTCCGCGAACGCGATGACGCAGCCCTGATCGCCTTCGTCCGCCGCCAGACCGGCATCGATCACGTGCGGTGGGTGCGGGACGCCCAGGACGCCGCCAAGGCGATCGAAGCGCTGAAGGGCTGGATGGCCCGCGAGGCCGGTGTCGACTGGGCCGACCGACCCGACGATTCGAGCTGGAGCCGCATGGCCGGCTTCCGCGTCGCCTCGGCCCAGTTCGCGATCATCGCGAAGCTGCGGCCGGTACCGACCCTCCCCGAAATGGTGGCGGCGATCGTCGGCAACGCGCTTCCGAACCTCACCCAGGGCGACTGGATCACGGTCATGAACCGCCTCGGCAACGAGATCCGCAAGGCGAAGGGAAACTGACCATGCCGAGTTACATCGACGACAGGCATCGGATCACGTTTACCGCCGGCGAGATCGCTGCCATGGCCGTGTTCCTGAAAGACCTCGCTTTGCCGATGCTTTCGGCCGATCCGGTCGATGAAAAGGCGCGTCAGATCAAGCCGCATTTCGAGACAGCGCTTGCAAAGCTGGAAGCCGTTTTGAAGCGCAGGAAGGTGGAGGTCTGACCATGGTCGCTTATTCCTTTGCGCCGGTTTTCGCCGATCAGGTCGAACACCTCAACAAGCTGCAGACCGTGCGCGGCGATCGCCGGCGTCATGCTCGGGTCGGCGAGCCGGTGCAGCTCTACGCCGGGATGAGAACGCGTCAATGCCGCAAACTCGTGACGCCTGACCCCATCTGCACGGCCATTTCGCCGATCCGAATCTACGTGCCGGAGCCGGCGACGCCGGCCATGCGACCGTTGGTGCCTGCCAAGCAGGTACGCATCGAAATCATGGGCCGGGAGCTATCACCGCCTGAGGTTCTGGAGTTTGCCCGCCACGACGGCTTCAGCTGCATCAACGTACGGTGTGAAGACAAGGTGAAGCGGGGCAGCGACTGGGCGCTGCCGGAGGATGACCGGGTTTCCCCAGTTTCATGTTTCGGAGCCTGGTGGTGGCAAGACCATGGCGAAGGATGGTGGCAGGGCGTCCTGATCCAGTGGGCGCCTGCAGAGTCAACCGTTGAAGCGAAGGGAGCCTGACATGAAGAACAAGCTGATCGACTTGAATAACCACCTTTTCGCCCAGCTCGAACGTCTGGGCGACGAAAGCCTCACCGCGGAGCAGATCGACACCGAGGCCAAGCGCACGGAAGCGATCGTTGAGGTGAGTGAGCAGATCATTCGCAACGCCGATATCGCCCTCAAGGCTGCCAAGCTTGTTGCCGACCACGGCGACCGCTTTGCGCCAATGCTGCCGATGATGATCGAAGCGAAGGCTGAGTAATCATGGCCAAGTGGGTCAACTGGCGCCCCGAGGAACTGGCTTGGATAGAGGCGCACTGCGCTCTTCCGCGGCGGGAGGCTCATGCGATCTTCTGCCGGAAGTTCGATCGAGACGACGTGTCGGCCGACGCCTTCAAGAATCTGTGTACGCGCAATGGATGGAAGACCGGGCGAGACGGTAGTTTTCCGCCCGGTCATGTCCCGGCCAACAACGGCAAGAAAATGCCCTTCAACGCCAACAGCGCGGCCACCCAGTTCAAGAAGGGGCAGTTGCCGCACAACACCAAATACCTCGGTCACGAACGGCTATCGAAGGATGGATACGTCGAGATCTCGGTCGACCAGATCAACCCGCATACGGGCTACGAGCGGCGCTATGTCGCCAAGCACGTCTGGCTCTGGGAAAAGGCGCACGGCCCGGTTCCTAAGGGTATGTGCCTCAAGTGCCTGGACGGCAACCGGACCAATACCGCCCCATCCAACTGGGAGGCCATCCCGAGAGCGATGCTACCACTTCTCGGGCCGCATCGCGGCATTGACTACGACGCGGCCGAGCCCGAGCTGAAGCCGGCGATCATGGCGCTCGCCAAGCTGAAGCACAGGGTGCGGATAGCGAAGACGCCTACTCCCGTCGCCACGAAAGCCCGTCGCGTTGTGGCCAGACCGGTCGTCGAGCCCACGCCGAGACGGTCCGCTAAACCGACAGCAAAACGCGCCTCATTGCGCGAGAGGCTTGCGCGCCGGGAACAGCGCTTCAATCGTTTCGAGGTCTGGAAATGACAGATATCCGCACCGAGTTTCAGGCGCTCGATCGAGACGAACTGCTCTGCCTCTGCCAAGAGCTGACGAGCCGGTGTTTCCTTAGAGCTGACGATCTCGCGCATATGATTCTGATAGCCAGGTGGACCGCCGCCCAGGAGCGCGTTCGCATAGCCGACCGCGAATACATCGACGCCTATAACGGCTGGGTGGAGCTGGCATTGCAGCCTGGAAAGCTCACGTCTGCGCGCCTCGCAGAGAGGGAAAGGGCCGAACGGAGGCACCGTCGCTTGGACGCCGCGGCTAGGCGCGCAGGGGCCCACGAGCGCAGCCTCTGGGAACAGGTTCAGGCCAGGTGGAACTGTGGAGGCGAGGCAGCATGACTTTCGCCTTCGCGCCGCTCAAGCCCCATCACTACGGCAAGATGCTGATCGACTTTCCGTTGGCCTATCAGCTGCGGAGTCCGGCCGGCTATGGCAAGTCGCCAGAGGCCCACTATCCGACGATGACGATCGGCGAGTTAAGCCAGTTGCCGATACGCGATCTGGCGGCGCCGGACTGCCTCGCGGTGGTCTGGTCGACCTGGCCGCACCTCAAGAAGGTGCTGGAGCTGATGGTGGCGCTCGGCTTCGTCTATAAAACGGGCGGCTCGTGGCACAAACTGACGAAGAACGGCAAGACGGCGATGGGCGGCGGCTTCATCGTTCGCTCCTCCACCGAGCCCTATCTCATCTGCACGATCGGCGCTCCGAAACTGCGTTCGAAGTCGGTTCGAAACGTCATCCTGACAGTCGAGGACTTCCCGACCGGTATCGAGTCCTTGCGCCGCGAGCATTCCCGCAAGCCGCCCGAAATGCGCCAGGCGCTCGACACGTTGCTGCCCGACGTTCCGGGCTGCGAACTGTTTGCGCGGGAGCCCTGGCCGGGAAATGACGTTTGGGGAAACGAAACTGCGAAATTTGGGGAGGGAGTTCATGCCTGAGCCTGAGCGTATGCCGATCCCGTGGACGATGATCGAGCACTCCGAAAGCTACGAGGTTCGCGATGCGAGCGGTCAGACCCTGACGTTCATCTATTTCGAGGACGAACCAGGGCGCCGGCGGCAAATGAAACGCGTCTCGAAAGACATGGCTCGGCGCCTGGCCTCGCAGATCTGCAAGCTTCCCGACTACATCACCAAGGCAAAAGGCGAGGCGCTATGACCATTCGCATTTCCGATCATGCCCTGCTGCGCTGGCTCGAGCGCGTCCACGAGATCGACGTCGAAGCCTTTCGTCAGCAGCTGCTTCATGAAGTAGCGCCCGCGGCTGTGGTGGGTGCGTCGATCGGCAAGCGCTTCACCCTGAAGCGGCCGGAAGCGAATTACGTCATCGACAACGACACGTTGATCACCGTTGTCGTTCCAGGCCAGCGCGTCTACCAGTCGCGGGAGGGAGAGGCGTGAACACCGTCCCGCAGCAGAGGCTCTGGCTGGCGTCGCTGCTGTTCGACATGCGCGAGGCCTTCGACGAGCAAACGGCCCTGAAGTTCGCGGCCGAGTTCGGCGGCAACCGGCTGTTCGTGCCAAAACGCGCTCTCGCCGACCACAGGGTGACCAGGCTATTCGGCCAGGCCGTAATGGAATGGCTGGTCGCCAGGCACGGCGGCAATGACATCACGGTGCCGCTCGCCAACCAGAGCTTCGCGAGACAGCGTCTTGCGGCGCTCGAGGAGGACGTGCAAAATGGCACGACGACGGCCGAGCTGGTAAAGCGCTACGGCATCCACCGCGAGACGGTGAAGCGGGCGCGGCGGCGCCTGAGGGCGAGAGCCTCGTCCGATCAGACCTCCTTCAATTTCTGACCGCCGACTGCTCCGGGAACAGGCGTTCCCGTGAACTTTCCCGAAATAGTCATCGACACTGCAACCCATCGCGACCCCTCACGAGGAAGAGCCGATGGGATACCCCAGCTATTACCGAATTGCTCGCGTCGAGCTTGGCCTCAGAGAGATCTCAGGCCCCGGCAGCAATCCGCGCATCATGGCGATGGCCGCTCGTGTGGCGAAGGTGCCGGGTCGCGAATGGGTGAAGACCTTCTACAAGGATGACGGCATCCCCTGGTGCGCGCTGGGTGTCTCCGACTCCCTGGTGCAAGCCGGCCTCCCGATCCCCCTCAATCCCCTTTCGGCCGGCGCTTTCCGCGACTACGGCGAAAATCTCGACGGGCCGATGGCCGGCGCGATCGCCGTCAAGTCGCGCAAGGGCGGCAACCACGTCGGCCTCGTCTCGGGCATTTCACCCGATGGAAAACGGCTGCTCGTCCTCGGGTTCAATCAGGGCGATGCCTGTTCCGAGAGCTGGTACCCGACAAAGGCTTTCGACAGCTTCCGCGCCCCTGGCGGCGTGAAGCTCGATGCGGCCCCGAAGATCGACCCGACGCCGGTCGCGCAGACACCCACCAAAGAGAGCTAACCCAGGAAAGCCGGGCATCGTCCGGCGGAAAGGAACTTTGATGAACAATCGACGCTTCTTGGCCCGCTTCGTGTCCCTCGGGCTCTTTGCTGCCATAGGCCTCGCTGCGCCCCTTTTCATTTTTGCGGATCCACCGGCGTATGCCATGGGCTCGCTGCCGATTGAAGACGTCACCATCTCCACGGCCGGTCCTGGGAGTTTCTTCGTCCCTTTGGCCCTGTTCGGCGGGATTGCGGTGGCCTGGCTGTTCACGCAGTGTCTCGCTCCTCCGACCGTCAAGCGCCTCGCCATTGCTGGCGTCCTCGGCGCGATCACGGCCGCCGTGCTTTTTTCCCCCATTCCGGCCATGGCTGCCGACACGGCAACCGACACCAGCATTACGATCCCCTGGGGCAGTTGGCTGTCATCGGTCGCAGGGGCAGTGATCGAAGTATTGGTCGCGGCCCTGGTGGCTGCGGTGGCCTGGCTCGCCTCGAAGGTATCGACGCCGATCGCGACGCTGCTGAAGACGCTTCTGACCGAGCAGCTCCTTCAGCGGGCGGTGACCTACGGCATCAACGCGGTGGCCGGCGCCGCCCATGACAAGGAGCTGAGTATCAAGGTCAGCAACGACGTGGTCCGAACGGCGCTGCAGTATGCCATTTCGCATGGCCCCGCCTGGCTCATCTCCTGGCTCGGAACGCCCGACCATATCGCCGAGATGATCATTGCCCGACTGAAGCTGGAGCCCGGCGCGGCAGTGTCGCTCACCGGTAGCGACGTTGTCGACACTTCCGCCACGGCCACCGAACCGGCGCCGAGCCCGTCGTGAAGCTCCTCCAACTGTTCGCGTCGGCCTTCCTGACGGTGTTGGCCGACGCCTTCCTCTCCTGGATGAAGGACAGACAGACCGTCGCGGATGAACAGGCGCTGGGCGCCAAAAGCCTCGAGGCGGAGATCCATGCGGAAGCGGCCAAACGAGCAGACGCGGTGGGAGCGGTGGCGGCCGACGATTATGGCCGCGACGCTGTGCTTGAGCGCCTGCGGCAGCATAGCGCCTGACGCCGGCGCACCGGACCTCAAGGCATCGACCGAGGCTGTCAGGGCAAGCATGTCCAGCGTCTGTCCGCAGATCCGGCCGATAGGCAACGCTGAGATGGACCGGATCGCCGGCGCCGTCGAGGCGTTGCCAGTCGACTCGCCGCTCGTCCCGGTGGTCGGCGACTATTTGAAAATGCGTGACGAGACCAGGGCGTGCCGGGGGCAAGCCGTACCGAAGACGGGGAAGTGATGATGTCCGATCAAGAGGCGCAGGGTGGTGTTGCGGCGGCAGAACTCCGGCAGTTCATCGAGCGCGTCGAGCGGCTTGAGGAAGAGAAGGCAGCGCTGGACAACGACATCAAGGACGTGATGGCCGAGCTGAAGGGCCGCGGCTACGACGTCAAGGCTGTGCGCGCCATCCTGAAGCTCCGCAAACAGGATCCGGACGAACGGCAGGAAGCCGAGGCCATCCTCGAACTCTACATGAATGCGTTGGGGATGGCGTGATGGACGATCTGAGACAGTGGCTTCCCGCCATCGGCGCCCTTGTTTCTTCGGCCGCCACGCTTTGGCTTTGGATAAGCAGCCCCGCAAAGGCGGCGGCCTCGGCGGCGGCCTCGGCAGCTGCCGCGGCGGCGGCGGTGGGCAGCAAGGTCAATGATCTCGAACGGCGGCTCGACAGGGTCGAATTCGAACTGAAGCACCTTCCCGATTCCGATGACATCCAAAAAATGGCGATCGCCCTCGAGTCCCTGAAGGGCAGCATCAAGACCCTGGAAGTCCAGGTTCAAACCGCCGTTGCCGTGAGTGAAGGACTTCGGAGCTGGCTTCTGGAGCAAGGCAAATGAGCATGGAAACGATCATCACCGAGGAGGCCCGTCTCATCATCCTGAAGGAGCTGAGCAAGCAGCCCAATCAGGCGATGACGTCGGAAGCTGCTCGTCGCTACCTGCTCGACATGTTCCTGATCGACAAGCCTCGCGAGTGGGTCGAAGCACAGTTCCGCTATCTTGCCGACATGGGTGGTCTCGAGATCATGCCGGCCGGTACCGTCCAGATCGCGCGCCTCAGCGAGCGGGGTGAGCTGCATGTGCGCGGGCGAGTTACCATCGCCGGCGTCCAGCGTCCCAGCTCGGCGGGAGGCTGACATGGCCGAGGAGCATCGCGGCCGCGGAAGGCTTTCGGGCATAGAGCTGTTGCCTGAAGAATGCACGCCGATCGTTACCTGGGCATCCTACGAGCTGCAAAAGCGGCTCCGCACCCAGACTTCGATCTATGAAGAGTGGTGCGAAAAGCTGACCGCGCTGAAGGCGGAATATCGAGGAGAACTCGAATTCGCCATCCCGAGCTTCAAAGCCTTCAATCGGTTTTCCATCCGGCTAGCGACGATTACCCAGCGCTTGAACCAAACCAGAGAGATCGCCTCGACGATCGCCGATAAGTTCGACGCCGGCGCCTCGGACGATCTGACCTTGATTGCAGCCGAAGCGATCAAAACGCTGGTGTTCGAAATCCTGACGAACGCCGGCGAGGCGGGCGTTAATCCCAAGGGAGCGATGGAGTTGGCTAACGCGCTCCGCGCCGCCAGCCAGGCTCAAGGCGTGTCGACGGCGCGCCGGCAAAAGATCGAGGCGGAGTTCAAGGAGAAGGTCGGGGAAGCGGGCAAGAAGGCCGGCGTTTCGAAAGAGACCATGGACGAGATCAACCGGCGCCTGGGAATTGTGTAATGGGTCGCGCGCTGATCGTCCCAACCAATCCCGACGCCATTTTCCTGCCCTATCAAAGCCGATGGGTACTCGACAACTCGCGCCTGAAACTGATGGAAAAGGGTCGCCAGATCGGCATTTCCTGGTCGACGGCCTACACGACGGTGTCCCGCACCGCGCTTATAACGGCCCGACATGATCAGTGGGTATCCTCCCGAGACGACATTCAGGCGAGGCTTTTTCTCGAGGATTGCAAGCTCTGGGCCGGCATCGCCAATCTGGTCGCCGAGGATCTTGGAGAGGTTATCCTCGACAAGAAGGAGAAGCATACCGCACTCGTTTTGCGTATGGCCAACGGCATGCGCATCAACTCCATGTCATCCAACCCCGACGCCCAGGCCGGCAAGGTGGGCGGTCGCGTGCTCGACGAGTTTGCCCTGCATCCGGACCCGCGCAAGCTCTGGTCGATCGCCTATCCCGGCATCACCTGGGGCGGCCAGATGGAGGTGATCTCCACCCATCGCGGCAGCCACAATTTCTTCAACCAGCTTGTTCGCGAGATCAAAGAAAACGGCAATCCAAAAAGGATCAGTCATCACCGGGTGACGCTGGAAGACGCGCTTAATGACGGCTTCCTCTACAAGCTGCAGCAAGCGCTTCCCGCCGATGCCGAACAGCAGGACATGACCGAGGCCGATTACTTCGACTTCGTGAAGGCCGGCTGCGCCGACGAAGAAAGCTTCCTCCAGGAGTACATGTGCCAGCCGGCCGACGACGACACGGCCTTCCTGGAATACGACCTGATCGCCAGCGCCGAATATCCGACCGCTACCGACTGGGAGCGGATCGAAGGCGGCGAGCTTTATGCCGGCCTCGATATCGGCCGCAAGAAAGACCTGACCGTGCTTTGGATCCTGGAAAAGCTCGGCGATGTCTTCTACACGCGCGCCGTCATCACCCTGAAGAACATGAGGAAGTCAGAGCAGGAAAAGGTCATCTGGCCGTGGATCGAACGATGCGTCCGGACGGCGGGCGACTATACCGGCCTGGGCATAGGCTGGGGCGACGATGCGCAGGATCAATTCGGCGTCTACAAGTATGAAACGGTGACCTTCACGCCGGCCGTCAAGGAAGCGCTGGCCTATCCGGTGCGCGGCAAGATGGAAGACAAGCGGCTGCGCATTCCCTACCAGCCGGAGATCCGCGCCGATCTCAGATCGGTGACCAAGCAGGTGACGGCGGCCGGCAACATCCGCTTTACGGCCGAACGGACGGCCGACGGACATGCGGACCGTTTCTGGGCTCTGGGGCTGGCCCTTCACGCCGCCGATACGTCTTCGGCGGGCGGTCTCTTCGATCATATGAAGGCCCAGTACGAGGCCCAACAAGCAGCCAAACGAGCGCAGGAGTCGGCCGATGAATGACCGTTTCAAAGGCTTTTCGAAAGCCCGTTCTGCCGGCTTTGAAGGCCGGATGCCGGTCATCTCCGGCGAGACGCCGGCGCCGCCCATGGCGCCGCCTCAGCCGGCTACCGTCTACAATGGCCCGGAGCCGTTCTTCTCGCCTGGTAGCCCGTTGGCGACACAGGGCCCAGCGTCTGCCGCCGGCCGGCGCTGGGATTATCCCGTTGCCCAAAACATTCACCGCTGGCGCGATGGCGTGTCTTTCGAGGCCATGCGTTCCTTTGCCGACAACTATGCCCTGATGCGTTTGGTGATCGAGACCCGCAAGGATCAGCTCGAAAGCCAAGCCTGGAAGATCGGCCCCAAGAACAAGGACAAGGTCTCCGATAGCGACAGCCGGATCGATTACCTAACCAATTTCTTCGCCCGTCCCGATGGTGCGCGCCGCTGGAAGGCTTGGAGCCGCATGCTGGCCGAGGACATGCTGGTGATCGACGCCGCGACCGTCTACCTGCGGCGGACGCTGGGCGGCGACGTCTACTCGCTGGAGCCGATTGATGGCGCCACCATCCAGCCGTTGATCGACGATCATGGCCGCCAGCCGCTGCCGCCCAACGCGGCCTATCAGCAGCGCATTCACGGTCTGCCGGCCATCGGATATTCCGCCGATGAGATCGTCCAGGGCATCCGAAATCCGCGCACCCACCGTCTCTACGGCTATTCACCGGTCGAACAGGTGATCGACATCGTCGAGACGGCCCTCTACCGGCAAACCTTCCAGAAGCAGTTCTATACAGAGGGCACCACGCCGGATCTCATTTTCTCAACTCCGAACGGCTGGTCGGCCACTCAGATCAGGGAATTCGAGACCTATTGGAACGAGATGCTCGGCGGCAACCTGGCCGAACGCCGCCGCACACGCTTCGTTCCCGAGGGCGTCAAGCCGTTTAACGTCAAGGAAGGCGCGCTGAAGGACGAGATGGACGAGTGGCTCTGCCGCATCATCTGCTACGCCTTCAAGGTTTCGAGCCAGTGGGGCGTCAAGCAGATGAACCGCGCCACAGCCGACAACGCCAGCGAACAGGCTTCCCAGGAGGGCCTGGAGCCGACGAAAAGCTGGCTGAAGGAAATGATCGACGAGATCATCGAACGCTGGTTCGGCTACCCCGATCTGCAGTTCCTCTGGGTCGAAGCCGAGGAGATAGGCACCAAGGAGCAGAGTGAGGTCAACGATCGCGACCTCAAGAACGGCTCCACGACCATCAATGCGGTGCGTGCCAAGCGGGGCGAAGAACCGGTGGAGGGCGGCGACGAGCCGCTGATCTACACCTCGAGCGGCGTGATGACACTGAAGCAGGCACTTGCCCTGGCCCAGAAGCAGCTGGATACACCGGCCCCCACCATCGCCCCAGGCGGTGCGGACCAGGCCGACCAACCCGGCGTGCCGGCCGTGCCGAAAGCCCCTGAGAAGGATGCGGCCGAGGAGCCGATCGTCAAGGCGGCGCGGAACCCCAAGGTAAGCGGCGATCGCTATCAGCCGTCGCCGGTCAATGTCGCTAAGATGGCCTCCTTCTGGGGACCGTTCCTCGCCTCGGCCGGCCGGGAGGTCGCCGCCGGCGCTCACTCGTCGCAGCTCGCCAAGGCGGCCGGCGACGATGAGGGCGACGGTGGCGATGACGCCGAGGCCGAACGAAAGCGGCAGGAGCGCGACGGCGCCATGAGCGCGCTCTCGAAGCTCGACTGGCGCAAGGCGGAAACCGTCAGCCGCGAGGTGATGGAAGCCGAGGCCAGGGCCGAAGCCGCCGCGGCCGCCGCGTCGATCGCCTCGGATCTGCAGGCCGGCATCGGCGTCGATATGGAGATGACCAATCCGCCGGCATCGAGCTGGGCCCGGCAGCACGCGGCCGAACTGGTGAAGGGCATCGACGAGGTGACCAGGCGCCAGCTGGCTGCCCTGTTCGACGACTACTTCGAGGGCAAAACCGACACCAACATGCTGACCAGGCGCATCCAGGCGCTGGGCGCATTTGAGCCCGATCGCGCCGAGCTGATCGCCAACACCGAGATTGCCAACGCGGCGCACAATGGAGAGCTTGCCGGGTGGAAGGCCTCGGCCGACGCCTATGGCATCAACATGCAGAAGCGCTGGCGGCTCAGCCGAGAGAGCCACAGCTGCCCGGTTTGCATCGCCAATTCGGAGATGGGCTGGATCGCTCTCGATGCCACCTATCCCTCTGGACACGACTGCCCGACGGCCCATCCTCGTTGCTTCTGCTGGCAGGAAGCCAGGGCCGTCGGAGACGACGGGGAACCGCTTTGAGGACAGTTTTCCCACCTCGCACCGACCAAACGGGCCGAACCGGGCCGTTAAACGGGTTTCAAACGGGCTGCGGGCGGCTCCCGGCGCCTCGACGCTCAGACGGCCGTCTCAAAACGGTCGGCCGCCGGCGGGCGTCCTAATGGATTTTCGTCGAGGCGATTGACGACGATCGGCCGCCGGAGCATCCTCAGTTCGCTGCCGCCCTTCCGAGCAGGCGCCGGGAACACCGGTTCCCCTGAACTATCCCACTAAAGACGACCACTCTCCTCTGAAACCTCCCCAGGAGCTTTCGGAGCGCGTGGTCATGCAACTTTACGGTCAGATCGAGAAATGCGCGGGCGCTGACGACGGTTCGATCATCGTCTCCGGCTGGGCCTCAACGGCCGCCATCGATGGCGCCGGCGATATCGTCGTGCCCGAGGCGCTTGCCAAGGCGCTCGACGGCTGGAAGCGCTGGGGCAACATCCGCGAGATGCACAAGCTCTCGGCCGTCGGTACGGCCGTTGCCGCCGAGATGCGCGACGACAAACTGTGGCTCGAGGCGCGGATCGTTGATCCGCTGGCGATCGTCAAGTGCAATACCGGCGTCTACAAGGGCTTTTCGATCGGCGGCCGGGCCCTGGCGCGCGATCCGAACGATCGGCGTCGGATTACCAAGATGGCCCTCACCGAGATCTCGGTGGTCGATCGGCCGGAAAATCCCGAAACAGGCTTCTCGCTAGCCAAGGCCGCCACCTTGCAGAAGGGCATTGGCTCGGCCGCGCAGTTCGCCTCGATCATCGAAGACTTGACCTGGTTCTGCGGCTGCGCGGCCGACGAGGCGATCTGGGAGGGCGATCTTTCCGACATGCCCCGCCGGATTTCCGAATGGGTGCGCGCCGGCATTCCCTTGGTCCAGGCCTTGATGAGCGAGGAACTGGCGGAAGCGATGCAGCGCCTCATTGCCTGCTGCCCGCCGGCCGGTGCCGACACCGAGACCAAGACGGACGCCGGAGCGATGGATATGGCCAAAGCGGCCGGTGAGCAGCTCGCCAAGGCGCAAGGCGCCCTGGAAGCGGCCGGCTCTGAGATCGCTGGCCATATCGAGAAGATCCACAACCTCGAAACCGAGCGCGACGAGGCGATCGCCAAGGCGGCCGGCTTCGAGACGGATCTCGCCACCGCCACCAAGCGGGCCGAGGACGCGGAAGAGAAATTCAGGAAGTTGGCCGCGTCCCCCCAGGCGGGTGGTCCGATCCTCAAGGCCGCCGGCGCCGTCATCGACGCCGTCGAGGAACACCCCGAAGCCAGGGCCGAGGCCAGGCGCATAGCCGGTCTTTCGGGCGAAGAACAAGCACTGGAACTGATGAAGCTGAACCTGGCGCAGCGTCGCGCCTGACCTACCCATGCATCGCCGACAGGAGCGCGACATGTATAAGCCGTTCGTCGAAGAGCTTACCGAGGACCAGATCTACCGGATGCTGGTCGCCACTGGCCGGGCCGAGCCCACCGAGGAGATCAAGAAGGCGGCCGGCTTTACCCAGCCGACGACGACTTCATCGGGCCTGCAGACCTATAACCTCGAGCTGCCGGCCAAGAACCTCTATCCGATGCTCACGCCGCTGCGGAATCGCATTCCGCGCGTTGGCAACCAAAACAACATCGGTCCCGAGTGGATGGCTGTGACGGCGATCGCCACCGGCTACTACCCCGGCGGCATTCCCGAAGGTGCGCGCGGCATCAATATGGAGCAGACCGTTCAGCGCTTCTCCGGCCGCTTCCACACGCTCGGCGCCGACAACTTCGTGACCGTGCAGGCCGATCTCGCCGCTCAGGGGGCGGACGATCTCAAGGCCCGCGCCTCGCTCGGCACCTTGAAGTGGACCATGATTCAGGAGGAAGGCTGCATCATTGGCGGTCGCTCGACTGGCAACGGTCTCGGCACTACCCCGACGCCCACCCTGGCGGCTGTTGCCAGCGGCGGCAGTCTGGCGTCCGGCACGCTCAGCGTGATCTGCGTGGCGCTCGGCTTCGATGCCTACTGGTCGCTCGGTGGCTGGAACAACGGTTTCTATGGCACCTCGGCACTCGTGTCGACGATGACCATTCCCGGTAGCATCACCAAAACGACGGCCGACGGAACCAGCTTTACCTATGGCGGCGGTGCGGCCAAGAAGTCGAACGCGGCGACGGTCAGTACCTCCACCAATGATGCCGTGACCGCTATCGTTGCGGCGGTCAACGGCGCGGTCGCTTATGCCTGGTTCTGGGGTGCGGCCGGTTCGGAAACCTTGGGCGCGGTGACCGCCTCGCCGACGGTGAAGATCACTGCCAACGCCACCGGCTCCCAGCTCGCTTCGAGCCTGCCGGCCAGCGACACCTCGACCAACGACTATGTGTTCGACGGCATGCTCACGCTGCTGTCGACGTCCGGCTCGGGCGCGGTGATCAAGCAAATGGCGGTAACGACGCCTGGCGTCGGCCCGACCCTGACCAGCAACGGCGGCAACGGCATCATCGAGATCGATGCCATGCTGGTGCAGATGTACAACAACACCCGCACCCAGCCGGACGAGATCTTCCTCAACGTCCAGCAGGCGATCGACATCAACAACAAGGTGCTTTCGGCCGGCGGTCATCCGCTGATCCAGCTGATTGTCGACATGAGCCAGCCGGACGCGCTGGCGCGGCTCGCCGCCGGCGGCGTCTATGGCGCCTACGTCTCGCCGGTGACCGGCAAGATCATCAAGCTGACCACCCATCCGAACATGCCGGCCGGCACGATCATGTTCTGGACCGACAACCTGCCTTACGACCTCAACAACGTGCCGAACCTCGTCCAGATCAAATGCCGCCGCGACTACTGGCAGCAGGAATGGCCGATGAAGACCAACAAGTACGAGTACGGCACCTACATGGACGGGTGCCTCCAGAACTACTTCCCGCCGGCCTTCGGCCTGCTGCAGGGCATTTCGCCGGGCTGATCCCGGCGGCGTTGGAATAGCCGGGCAAAGCATCCAGAAGCCCACCCTTCAGTCTGCGCCGGGTGGCCAAGGTCACCCGGCGCCTGGATGCCGAGCCGGTGGAAAGCCGGCACCTCATTTCATCACTGGAGGGCATCATGCCCAAGCTGACTCACCCGCACACCAAGAGCTTCAGCCACGCTGGCGAAACCTATGAGGCCGACGAAGTCGGGCTGATCGACTTTCCCGATGATGTCGTCGGCATCGCCATCGCCCACGGTTTCCGGCACCCGACCGCCAAGGAAAGGGAACCGGTCGACGCGCTGGAAAAGATCGCCGCGCTGGAAACCGCCAATGCCGACTTGACCATGAAGCTCGCAGACTCCGAGGCCTCCAACGTCCAGCTGCGCAACATGGTCGCTGATTTCACCGCCGCCAAATCAGAGGCGGAGCGTGAGGTCGAGGGCCTGAAGGCGGAACTCGCCAAGACCAAGAAGGTCAAGTCCTGATGCTTGCGTCCGTCGCCGCCCTGGAGGCTTATCTCAACCTTGACGCCGGCAACGCCGACGAGGCGCTGCTGACGCGTCTCCTCGTCCAAGTCGGCGCCTTCATTGAAGGCAAGGTGGCCAGGGCCTTCGCGGCGGCGGACTATACCGAGACCTATGACGGCAACGGCAGCAGCTACATGGCGCTGCGCCAGGGGCCGATCGTTTCGATTTCGTCGCTGTCGATCGACGACGTGCCGATGACAGCCTCGTCGCGGACCGCCTACGGCTACGCGTTCAAGGATTCGGCGGTGCTGCTGACCGGCGGCCTCAAGTTCAGCCGAGGCCTGCAGAACGTCGACGTCAGCTATCGCGCCGGCTACGAGACCATTCCGGCCGACGTTGAGCTGGCGGTCATCGAGGGCGCCGCCCTGGTCTACAAGCGGCGTGGCCATCTCGACATGTCCAGCCAGGCAATGGCCGGCTCGACAACGTCCTACCTTCTCGAGGCGATGCCTGAGAGCGTTGCCGCCGTCATCAACACCTATCGAAGGGTGGTGCCGGCATGAGCTTTGAACTGACCGAAAACATCAAGGTCGCCGCCGACGTGCTGCTCGCTCGGGCCGCTGCCGTCCGTGCGGCCCTGGTCCGGACAATCACCACGCTGCTGCCGGAGATCGTCGGCGAGATCAAGGACAAGCTCGACGGCCGCGTACTGCACAAGATCAGCGGCAAGCTTCAGAATTCGGTCATCGGACGGATGGAGGATTCTGGCGATATCGTCGCTGGTGTCGTCGGCGCCGGCGCCGGCGTCAAGTACGCCAAGATCCACGAGTTTGGCGGCTCGATCGTCATCCACCCGCGCTCGCAGCAGATCTACTTCAAGTACAACAAGAAGCTCGACGAGTTCGGCGGCTTTGCGCGCAAGAGCCGGGCCACGTTCGCCCGCTGGGTGACCATCCCTAGCTACACCATCAAGATGCCCGAGCGCTCCTACGTGCGGTCGACGGCGCGCGAGTTCGCGCCTCGCATCCGCGAGCGCCTCGAGTCAGCCGTCCGAGCGGCGGCCGGAGGTGCGGCATGAAGCGCAACGACGCTTACGACAAGCTCAAGACGCGGCTCGTCGGCATGACATTCCGGGACCGCGACGTGACGGTCGACCGGAAATGGGTGACGGCGGCCGAGGCGATCGCCAACACGGCGTTGCTGCCGCGCGTCTGCATCATGCCGGACAACGAGAACCACATGCGGCAGGCGCCCAGCTATCCCAAGCATTTCGACTTGGGTGCGCACCTCTATCTCTACGCGCTGGTGCAGCCGCAGGAGGCGGCCGGGCAAACCATCAACGAGCTGCTCGACCTGATCGAAGAGCGCCTGGCGCCGATCACGCCCTTCAACCCGATGCCCGCCGACGGCTGGGGCCTTCTCGGCCTGGTCGACGTCGCCCCGGTGATCGACGGAACGCAACTGACGGCGGCGATCGCCGGCGTTGCCTTCCGCATGCCTTGAGGACTGCCATGGTCAGGATGTCATCCAGCAAGCCCGACGAGAAAGTCAGCGCCTCGATCGAGGAGGTCAAGGCCAACTGGTCGGAAGATGCCCGCGCCGCGCTCGACGCCTGGGCCGAAACCTACCTCCGCGACAGCCCGCTGTCGCAGGACACCCACAAGCACAACACGGTCTACCACGCGCTCGCCGCCATTCGCGGCGTGCTCGACCAGCTCTGACAGGAGAGAAGAAATGACCCTCGGTTCCTTCGGCCCCGGCTCGGTCTACGTCACTCGCACCGACATCGCCAACGCCACGCCCTATAATATCGGCTTCGCGCAGGAGTTCTCCTACGACGAGAGCGCTGAGACCAAGCAGGGTTTCGGCCAGAAGCAGTATCCCATCTTCGTCGCCAACTCGACGGTGAAGACCTCCGGCAAGATCAAGGCACTTGCCGTCTCCGCCCTGGCGCTCAATGCCGTGTTCCTCGGTGGCGTGTTGTCGGCCGGCATGATCCGGATCGCTGAGGCGGAAGCGGCGGCCGTGCCCGCCTCCACGCCGTACACCGTCACTGTCGCCAACTCGGCCAACTTCGATACGGATCTTGGCGTGCTTTACGCCGCCACAGGCCTGCCGTTTGCGAAGGTGGCGTCGTCTCCGGCCGCCGGCCAGTATTCGGTCTCCGCCGGCGTCTACACTTTCGCCGCGGCCGATTCCGGCAAAGCGGTGCTCATCACCTATGCCTACAAGGCGGCCTCGATCGGTCAGACGCTGAAGGTCAGCAATCGGTCGATTGGCTTCACGCCGACCTTCCAGCTCGACTACGTCACCGTGTTCCAGGGCATGACCTATGGCATCCGCATGTTCAAGTGCGTGAGCAATAAGCTGTCGCGAGCCCACAAGCTCACCGACTACATGATGCCCGAGGTCGACTTCCAGTATCAGGCCAATGAAGCCGGCGACGTGTACGAAATGTACATGTCCGAGGTGAGCTGACCGTCATCGTTCGAAACGCGTTCGAAAGGCTTTGAACATGACGGAAATCATCCTCGCCGGGAAATCCTACGAGATCGGCACACTCACCCTGGGCCAAATGCGGCGCCTCAAGATCGGCTTGATCGAAAAGGCCCCGGAGAAGGCCCGCTTCGCCCTACAGGACGATAACAAGATCGTGCCGGTGAAACTGTCGCGAGACGACCTCGTGGCGACACTGACGGCCGAGTGGAACCAATATCTCGACGCGGTGGCAACCGCGCTTTCCAAGGCCTACCCGGAAATGACCGTAGAGGCACTGCTCGATAGCGAAGCCACTTCGGATGAGCTGGAGGCTGCCTACGCCAAGGTCCTGAGGCACGCCGGCCTGATCAAGGATCGCAAGCCGGGGGAAGCCCAGCCGGGAGCGGACGCGACGTCACCTGGGGATGGCTCTACGGCCACATCAGTACCGCTCTCGGCGTAACGGCGTGCCAGGTCGACGAGATGACCTGGCGCGACGTCGAAGACCTCTTCGACTACTGGCGGGACTATCCACCGCTGCACGTGCTCGTCGCCAACATGCTCGGTTTCAAACCGTCCAGCGAGCCCGACGAGGCGGCGCTCAACCCCGCTGAAATGATGGCCCGGTATCGGGACACCCAAGGAAAGGCGATCGGCTGATGTCATCCCTCGGCGACGAGATCCAGGTGAGGATAACCGGCGACGTGGCGACCCTCACGGCCGCCACCAAGACCGGTGCCGCGGATCTCGGCGTGCTCGAGGGCGCCGCCGACAAGGCCGGCAAGGCGATCAAGGATGCCGGCACGAAGGTGGACGGCGCTGCGGCCGAGATCGTCAACAGCCTGCAGAAGGTGGAGACGGAAAGCCGGCAAGCGGGCACGGCACTCGAAGCCGTCGGCCGGGGTGCGCAACTGCCGGCGCTCGCAGGGCCCCTCGACCAGGCTGCCGGCGCGGCCAGAAACCTTGGCGAGGGCACCCAGCTTGCGAGCTGGCAGGTGCAGAACCTCGGCTACCAAGTCAACGACGTGGTCACCGGTCTGATCTCCGGTCAGCGGCCTATGACGGTTTTCCTGCAGCAGGGTCTGCAGATGACCCAGATCTTTGGCTCCGGCGCCACCCTGTCCGGAGCGCTGACGGCGGTCGGCTCTTCCGCCATGAGCATGATCAACCCGCTGACCTTGGCGATCGTGGCCCTAGGCGCAGTCGCGACCGCTGTGGAATACGTCTGGACCGCATGGGGCTCTGGATCTGAAAAAACCAAGGAAGACATCAAACAGCATGCGGCGCTGATCGATGAAATCAAGCGGCGCTGGGGCGACAGCGCGAAGGCCATCGAAGCCTACGGCGAGACCTCGGCCGAGGTGTTGCGATTCCGGGCACGCCAAGACGTCGACGCCATGGCGAAGGCCCTGGTCGCCCAGGCCTCGACCGCCTTCAAAGGCATCGACGATCAGGTCCGCCAGCAGGAAGATGCGGCAAAGGAGATCAATCGCCTCAACCAGGTCATGACGCAGTTCCAGACCCCTGGCATGGCGATTGCCAACGTCCAGGTGCCGTCCTGGATGGGCGAAATGCGTGCCGCCATCGATGACCTGAAGACAAGCATGGAGGCGGGAAATCCTGACTTTGTGGCCTTTCAAACGCAGATCGCGAAGATCGCCAACGATCCCGGCGCTTCCAAGGAAGTGAGGGAGCTGGCGCAGCGCCTGTTTGACGCTTCCGATGCGGCGGCGGCTGCTCAACAAAGGTTCGACCAGGCAACAGCCAGTGTAAAAATGCTGGGCGGTCAGGCCATGGCAAGCTCGGCCCAGGTCGCGATGCTCAGTGCCGCATTGTCGCAGCTCCGGACACTCAGCGCGCCGCAGCTCGACACAATGGATAAGATCGACGCCGCCGAGAAGACGGGATTGGCTACCGCTACCGACAAGGGCGAGCGCGACGACATCACCAGCCTCGCGGCCGCCGCCCGCAAGAACCAGATCTACGACGAGACGACGAAGACCATTCAGCAGATGGACGTCGCCATGCAGGCGGCGGGGAAGACCGAGGCGGAGATCGCTCAGGCCAACCTCGACGCCTGGCGGAAATCGCAGGAGGCGGCAGCCGGCGTCGCCGGGGTCGAGGAAAAGGTCAACGATGCGACGGCCCGCGCCAAGCTCGCCGTCATCAACCAGACTGAACACGAGGCGCAGGACGCCGCGCAGCAGCGGATCGCCCTGGTCGAAGCGCAAGAGATCTCGTCGATCGACAAGTTGAAGGCCAAGCGGCAGGAGCTGGCGGACCTGCAGGGAAGCCTGACCGGCGATCGCGCCAAGTCCAACGCCGACGAGCTGGCGTTGATCGATCAGCAGCTCGCCTCGGCCGAGATACGCATCTCGCTCGACACAGAGAAGGCCAAGATCGCCAGCTTCAAGGCAGGGTCGGCCGAACGGATCGCGGCTCAGAAGGAGTACCTCGATAAGGTCAAGGCGCAATATGGCGCGGAATCGGCCGAGGCGATCGCCGCGCAGCGCGAGCTCAACGCGGCCATGGTGCCACGGGGCGGTGGTGGCGCCGGCGCCGGATCGGCCGAGCTGGCGAATGCCCGCCGCATCAGCCAGGAGAAGCTCCGCCAGACGGAATATGAGCTGGACCAGGAGGTCCGGGCCGGTCGCATGACCGAGATCCAGAAGGTGGAAACGCTCCGCCAACTGACGCAATCCGCCTATGACGAGGCACAGAAGCAGCTCGACAACGAGCTGAACCGCCTCTCCGAAGGTTCGCGCGCCTGGCAGAAGGCAAGCCAGGAGAAGCAGCTGCTGAAGCAGCAAGAGGCGACCGCCATGGCCCGCCTCGACGATCAGATGGCGAGGGCGAGCGAGCGCGCAGCGCAGCAGTCGGCTCGGGCCTGGGAGAGCGCGACCGACCCGATGGTGTCGTCGTTCACCGGCGGCCTTCGCTCGATGATCAGCGGGCAGGAAACCTTCAAGAACGCCAGCCTCAGGGCCATCGGCGACATTCTGCTGGCCGAGATGGAGTCGGACATCAAGGCCTTTGCGCACCACGCTCTTTACGCAGCCTTGGGCATCAAGACCGACCAGAACGCCGCCCAGGGCGGCATCCTCTGGATGCTGTTCTCGCAGGGGCAGAAGACGGCGGCGACAGCGGCCGGATCCACGGTGCGGGCCAGCCTTGAGGCAGGTGAAAACATCGCGGCCAGTGGCGCCAAGACGGGCGAAGTGGCGGTGCATCTCGCCGGCGAAGCCGCCAAGACCAGCGCCACGGCCGTCGGCGCAGCCACTCGCACGTCGATCGACGTCGGCGCCGGCGCTGCGGCCGCTGCGGCCAACGCCGCCACCATGAAGGGCGGCATCTTCAATCACGCCGCCTCGGCCGCCGCGGCAACCTTCGATGCCGTCGCGCAGATCCCGCTGGTCGGCTACATCCTGGCGCCGGCGGCTGCGGCCGTCGCCTTTGCCGGTACCGCCGCCTTCGGCTCGTTGCTCAGCTTCGACGTCGGCGCATGGAACCTGCCCACCGACACGATTGCGAGGGTCCACAAGGGTGAAACCATCGTCCCGGCGACCTTCGCCGACGGCTTGCGCTCGGCACTGACCGGGCAGGCCTCCGCCGGCCAGGCCAACGCCCAACCAGCTATGCAGGGAGACACGCACTTTCACTTCCATGGCGCTGTGATGGACGCGACGAGCATCGCCAAGGCCGTCACGCGCAAGCAGAACGCCAACCCCTCAATGAAGCCGGCGTATAAATGAGCGCGCTCCCGACCTTTCCCAGCCTGTCGGGGCTCGCCTTTCCGATAACGCGGACGAACCTCGGCTTTGCCGTCGTGTCGCAGCAGTCGGTGTCGGGTGCGCGTACCCGCTTCGCTCAGCGCTCCAAGCCGCTTTACCGCTGGAAAGTGTCCTTCGAGTTTCTGCGGTCCGCCTCGGTGCGGCCGCGAATTCCTTTCCTCGGCGGCCGCACCTTCGAAAGTGGCGCCGCCTTCTCGGTCGAAACACTTCAGGAGCTGCAGACGCTGTCCGGCTTCTATAACCGCCGCTTCGGCAAGGCCCTGCCGTTCCTTTACGTCGACCCCGACGACAGTGTCGCCATCAGTCAGATGTTCGGCAAGGGTGACGGAACCACCCGGACCTTCCAGCTCACCCGGACACTCGGCGACTTCACCGAGCCGGTCTTCGCGCCGATCGGCTCGCTCGTCATCACCGTCGCCGGCGAGCTGGTGACTGCGCTGTCGATCGGCTCGACCGGCATCGTCACGTTCGACACGCCGCCGGCAGCCAACGCGCTGCTCGTCTGGTCGGGCCGCTACGCCTGGCGCTGCCGGTTCGACGACGACAACGTGGATTTCACGACATTCCTCACCGGCGTGGCCAGCGTGGACCAGCTGACCTTTTCCAGCGAGGCGATGCCATGAAAGCCGTTTCGAACGCCCTTCGAACCCTGATCGAGTCCGGCGAATTCGTGCCGTTCGACCTCTATACAATCACGCTGTCGAGCGGCCTCGTGCTCACCTACACGACGGCAGACTTCAAGATCGCCGCTCCCTCGACCGCCATATTCTCGGCCCCGAAAATCGACGGTACCGGCGATCTGTGGTTCGACGGCATGAGCTGGGAACCCGGTGTGATCGACGCCGAGAACAGCCGGGCGACCGGACACTGGAAGGTCGGACTCGATAGCGACGACTGGCTCGTGACCGTGGCCCCCCGTCAGGCCGATACTGGATCGGAGACTGTCGATCTCATCGGCTCGGAACCATGGCTCGCGGCCGCCGCCGTCGGTGTGCTTGATCGAGCGGATTGCGTCGTCGCCAGGGCATATTTCGCGACCATGCCTGAGTGGCCCATGCCCGCCGGCGGCGCCGTTCCCGTGGGAACGACCATACAGTTCCGCGGCTATCTCGGCGAGGTCGACCTTTCGACCACGCGGGCCGTGTTGACCGTGAACGACTATCGGCAGGTGCTGCAGCAGCAAATGCCGCGCAACTACTACCAGGCGCCATGCCGTCTGCGGTTCGGTTCGGCCCGGTGCGGCATCTCGCTTGCCACCTACACCCGATCCGGCACCGCCAGTGGCGCCAGCACGCGATCGAAGATCGTAGCGACCAGCAACGTCACAGCGCCTGGCGGTTCGGGCACCTACGAGCTGGGCATCCTGACAATGACCAGCGGCGCCAATGCCGGCTTCAAGCGGACGGTGCGCAGTTGGGACGGCGGCGCCACCTTGGGCCTCCTGTCTTCTTTCCCGTTCGCCATCGCTGCCGGCGACACGTTCACCGTGTCGGCCGGCTGTCACAAGACGGTCGGCGACTGCCAGGCCTTCGGCAATTACGTCCAGCTCGGCGGCGAACCCTTCATCCCCATTCCGGAGATCTCGGTATGAGCGAAGCCTCAGAACGGCAGGCCATTCTCGACGAGGCGATGACCTGGCTGGGTACGCCATTCCATGACTGCGCCACGCTCAAGGGCGTGGGTGTGGACTGTGCTCACTTCATCCACGCTTGCTACGTGGCCGCCGGCGTCGTCTCCGACCAGCACATCCTGCCCTACTCGCCGCAGCACATGCTGCACCGGGACGAGGAGCTGTTCCTTGGTTATGTCGAGCGCGCCGGCGCCCACGAGATCCCGGTCGAGGAGAGCAAGCCGGCGGACATCGTCCTCTACAAGATCGGCCGCGTCTACGCGCATGGCGCCCTGATCGTCGACTGGCCGAAGGCGATCATCCACTCGCACATGCAGAGCGGCCGCGTCCTGATCTCCGAAGCCTTCGAGTGCGACCTGGCCGGTCGCCCCGTTCGCTGCTTTACGTTCTGGTGATCCCATGGGCGGTCTGTTCAAAGGCTCCTCCAACAGAAGCAACAGCCAGTCGATCGACTCGACGCTGCGGGTGCAGACGTCGATCGCCGGCCGGCCGCGGCCGATCGGCGCCGGGCAGAATCGCATTGCCGGCAACATGGTGTGGTGGGGCGACTTCCAGGCCATCAAGCAGAAGCAGCAGGGCGGCAAGGGTGGCGTCGGCGGCTCCATGTTCGGGAAGAACGCCGGCGGCACACAGTATGCCTACTACGCCTCGGCCATCGTTTCGATTGCCGAGGGGCCGATCGCCTCGGTGGATACCCTTTGGAACGGCTCGGCGATCAACTTCTATTCGACGCCCTCGGCCGAGATCCTGGCGGACCTTGCGGCGATCGGTATCACCCCGACCTACGGCGACACATATCCGGTGACCTTCAAGCTCGGCACCTATCCCCAGGCGCCATGGAGCTACCTCGTCTCGGCGCACCCCAGCGCGGCGATCGGCTACCAGGGGCACGCGTTGGCCTGCTTCACCAACCTGTCGCTCGGATCGTCGGCCTCGTTCCCCAACTTCAGCTGGGAGATCACCTGGGGCCTCAATTCCTCGCTTGGTTCGACCACCAAGGACGTCAACGCCATCGACTGGGCCGAGGCGTTCCTGACCAACCCGGACTGGGGCTGCCTGGGGTTTCCGCCGGCCCTTCTTGCGGACCTTGCCGCCTCGAAGACGTTTTGCCGCGCCTACGGGCTGTTCATGTCGCCAGCCCTAACCGACCAATCGACGGCGCAGTCCCATCTGCAGGACGTCATGAAGGCGATCGCTTGCGACTTCAAATGGTCCGAGGGCAAGCTTGACGTCGGCATCTACAGCGCCGCGGCCGCCAGCCTCAATGACGCCGTCTACACGCCGGCGACGACGCCGGTCTACCACCTGACCGCTGACGACTTCATCGTCGACGACACGGACGATCAGCAGACCACAGTCCGGATCAAGCGCAAGGATCCGAACGACGCGGTCAACACGCTGCAGCTCGAATATCTCGACCGCGGCTACCTCTACAATCCGGTGCTCGTGCAACTGCGCGACGACGCCGAGATCCAGTCCACCGGCTGGGAAAACCCCAGTGACCTGCGCTCGTTCCATTTCTGGTGCCAGCGTCGACCGGCCATGCAGAGCGCCGGGCTGCAGCTGGCCCGCGAGCGCATGCTGGCCACCTACGAGTTCACTGTCGGCTCGCGTCGGTCGCTGATCGAGCTGTTCGACGTCGTCACGCTGACCGAGCCGAAACTCGGCCTGGACCATCTCCCCGTGCTCATCACCGAGATCGAGGAGAAGGAAGACCGGACGCTCTTCATCACGGCCGAGGATCTGTTGGTGACGGGCGGATCCGTGACCTATGCGGTTCAACCGCCGCTTGGCAGTGCCGCCAACGCGCTCGTGGCGCCTGGCGCTGCCAACGCCCCTATCATTTTCGAGCCGCCGGCGACGCTCGCTCAGAACCAGATCTGGATGCTGACGTCGGGCGCCAACCCAGCCACCTGGGGCGGCTGCAACGTCTGGCTCTCGACCGACGGCGGATCGACCTACGTTCAGACCGGCCAGATCGTGGTGGCTGGGCGACAGGGCGTTCTCACCAGCGCTCTGCCGGCGGTCGATCGCAACGCCGGCGGTCTGACCGTCGACTCCGCAAATCCGCTGGCCATCAACCTCACTCAAAGCCAGGGACAGGTGGGCGGAGGGTCGGAAGCCGATCTCATGGCGCTGACGACGCTCTGCTACGTCGGCGGCGAGCTGGTGTCCTATCAGAACGCCACTCTGACCGGGCAATACCGCTATTCGCTGTCGCCGCTCGTCCGTGGCGCCTACGGTTCGGACATCGAGGCCCACGCGATCGGCACACAGTTCGCCCGCCTCGACGATGCCGTCTTTGCCCATGCCTTCACGGCCGCCCAGATCGGCTCGACGGTCAAGGTCAAGCTGCAGTCCTTCAACATCTACGGTGCCGCAGCCGAGGATCTGTCGGCACTGCCGGCCTACACCTACACCATCATCGGCTCGTCTGCCGCCAGGACGGAAACGCAGTCGGTGACCACGTCCGACCTCGTTTCCACGTCCGTCACTTTCGCCCAGCCCTTCGCCTCGGGCCTCTCCGGCTCGCCGGTACCGTTCGTCAACATCAGCTGGATCGAAACCACCGGCGACACGCTGACCATTCTGTCCGTCACCACCACCGAAGTCGTTTTCGAGATCCGCAACGACGGCGATCGCGTTGAGCGCGCCGCCACCGTCGTCGCCCAGGGCTATTGATCGGAGCAAGCCATGACGACTCCCACCGCTTCTTATGTTTTCCGCGAAAATATCATCGACGGCGACCCGACTAGCGGTCTCAACCAGCCGGATCTTACTGATCTCCGGACCTGGGGTGAATGGATCGAGCAGCTCATCGTCAGTGGCGCTTTGGCTGACGCGACCTGGAAGACCACCAAGACGCTGTTGTTGGCCGATCTCGCCCACGATGCAACGGCGAAGGCCGTCGTCTACTTGGACCCGACGCCGCAGAACAATGGCTTCTATGAAAAGTACGGAGCTTCTGGCTCGGGCGGTTGGAACCAGCTCACCACATTCCTACCTGGCGCGCAGACGGTACGAGCGACTGACACCGGCGCGTCGACAGGCGCCTCCTATGTAATGTCGACGAGCCCGCGCCTGCCGGCCGGTGATGGCCAGGCATTGGTGATCGCCACCGTGCCAGTTACCAACACGGCCGACGCGCCGCAGATCAAGTTCGATGGCGGATCGTTCCTGACCATCGTCTCGGCTGCCGGTGCCACGATTTCCAGCGGTGCCCTAGTCGCCGGCATGCCGCTCGTCGGTCTGATTACCGGGGCCGGCACGCTGTACCGACTGACGACAGACTATGCGAGCGCGGCCAGCCAGGCTGCGGCCGAGGCAGCGCGCGACCTGGCGAAGGACTTTGCCAACAAGGCAGAGGATCAGGAGGTCGAGCCGGGGCTGTATTCGGCTAAGCATTGGGCTGCGAAAGCCGCTGCAGCCGATGCCGGTACCGGTGCGGCCTTGGCCCGTGATCAGTCGGTTGCCGCTGCCGCGCTGTCGACATCATCCGCTGGACTGTCGTCGCAGAAGGCGGCCGATGCCGCAACGGCTGCAGCAACGGCTCAGACTGCTGCCGCCAACGCACAGGCCACGGCTCGCCTCTATGCCACATGGACGGGGACGACCGGCCTTGCGGCGGCTACCAGCACGGTCGACGGACAGGCGGCCGAAGTGCCGGATACCGACGCGGGTACACACCTGCAGGCTACGGCCACGGGCTACGATGGTGCATCTGTGCCGAATGCCGGTCGTTACCACTACGCCGTTGCATGGTCGCGGTGGCTTTGGATCAGCGCCTCCGGTCTTTCCGGGGTATCAAGCCGCCTGACGCCGATCGAAAGCGTTGTCGACAAATCGTCGGCGAGCCTGACGCAAACGGTTCCCTCAACCCACAAGCTGATCGCCGACACGGATACCGTCGTCGGGCTGATCGGCGCTGACGACGCCGGCTATGCGCCTGGCGCGGTGCTGTCCGATGGGACGGTGGCATTCGAGAAGACGCGCATCGGAAAACAGACGATCGGCACCGCCACGACGGAGTCGATAGAGGGCAATTACGATTGGTCAGTCACCGATGCGGCCGACAATGTGGTTCTCGGTGTGAAGGACAACGAGCTTCAAGCAGGCGGTTTTAGCGCCTCTCGCATGGCTGACTACCAAAACAAGCTTAAAGCCTCAGCCTATGTCCGTCAGCCGGTCTCCGGCGTGCAGCAGCCGACCGCAGACTACAACACGATCGTACAATACGGTCAGTCGCTCGCGCTGGGCCAAGAGGCATGGCCTGCGCTGAGTAAAACCCAGCAGTTTGGCAACCTGATGCTCGGGGGAGATGTCCGCCCCGTCTCGATGAGTAATCCGGGTTGGACACAGATCTCACCGACCGGATTTCAGCCTTTGATCGCACGTGTGCGCGCCAATGCGGGTGCTACGTTCTACACGGATGCGGAAGTCGCCGCTCTGGCGCCCGGAGACATTTCCGTTGGCGAGGTTCCCGCTATTGGGATGGCGAACATGTCATCCTGGTTGATTGGCAGGAAAGCTCTGGCAACGCCCAAACCGTTCGTCGTGCTGTGCCCGGCCGTCGGGGGCATGACCATTGAGCAGCTCTCCAAGACCAACACGCAAGATGCGACGGATCGCTATAGCCGCGTGACTGCCGGTGTAACGCAAGCGCATGCGGCGGCAACAGCTTTGGGCAAGACGCACGTCGTGACAGCTATCGTGTGGATGCAGGGCGAATACGACTACGACACCACCCACGGATCGACCAAGGCGACGAAGGCTCTCTACAAGGCCGCCCTCGCGCAGCTCCGCACTGATCTGGTGACCGACATCAAGGCCATCACCGGCCAGGCGGATGATCCGCTGTTCATTCTTTACCAGACAGGCGCGTCCTGGGTGCGTGATATCGACAGCGCTGGAGCTGCCGGCTTGCATGTCGGCATGGCACAGCTCGAATTCGCGCTGGAGAACCCCGGCAAGGTCGTGATGGCAGGCTCTACCTATTCCGGCACGGATAAGGGCGGCCATCTCGATCCGAACGGCTCTCGCTGGTTCGGCGCGTATCTCTCAAAGGCCTACGTGCGAGCGGCGATCGATGGGCGACGCTTCCGGCCACTATCGCCAACCAAGATCGAGGCGATCACGACCAAGCTCATCCGTGTGCATTTCCATGTGCCGGAACCGCCACTGGTATTCGATGCAAGCTATGTGGTGACGACGGCCACCAGCTATGGAGCACGTGGGTTCCGCGTGACCGATACGGCTGGCGCCGTCGGCATCGAGTGCGTCTCGATCGTGCAGGACACCATCGTGGAGATAGCGCTGTCGCGACCGATGGACGCGGCTAGCGCCAAGGTTTGGTACGCCTCGCAGACAGGCAGTGCCGGCAACGGAAATCTCCGCGACAGTGACGCGACCATCGCCCGCGATCTCTACGAATATTCGGCCGGTACCGGCCAATACGCCGCTGCCAATATCGCTGGCCTGGTCGGCAACCCTTATCCCCTCGGTAATTGGGCAGTCGCTTTCTTCCTGCCCGTCGGCTATTCGGAGTGAGCACCCATGTCCGTCAAGATCACCATTCCCGGCGCTGATTTCAGCACGAGCGGCCTCCCCAAGTTCGAAAAGACCGTCGCAGGCTTTCCGGTCACGAACCTCAAGGGTCTCTATCTCTTTGAGGACGGTTCCAACGGTGACTCAATCACTGTGGCTCAGGATAGTTCCGGCCTCGGCAACCATGCCTCGCTGTTCAATGGCGGCAACGCCGGTACCAAGGGCGCCCTCGGGCTTGTCGGTACAAACTATGCCAATCCGCCGGTGTATTCAGCGCCGGGGCTTGCACTCGGCCAGGCCTTTTCGCTCGTTTTCGCGGCAAAAGCAGATGTGGATGTTGACTCGTTTCCCTGGTTTTGGCGTCCGTCGCCGGACGTGAACACTGGCTCTCTGAACGGCACACAGAGCCTTGGCGAGGCGATCAACATGGATCACTCGTCGAGCACCCTACGCGCTCAGTATTACAATTCGGCCGGCTACTTGGACGCTTCGGCCTCAAGTTCCAGCGCATCAACTGTTGGCTTCAACGACAACGCTCACGGCCCAACCGATTGGTTTGCAGCTGCGCTGAGCTTCAATCCCGCACAGAACAGGTTCCGCTTCTATGCGGTCGAGCAGTTCGTTGAACGGGTCAGCGCGACACCGGCGGCCGCCTCTGCAGCCAAGAGCGGCACCCATCTGTTCGGCATTGGCCGGTGGGCGGCTTCGACCGTCGCTCAAACGGGCAAGCTCGGTCTCTTCGCGATCTATTCCGGCGAAAAGACCCAAGCCGAACTGGCGACCCTGATAGGAAAGGCCAAGGCGCGCATGGCGACGCGCGGCGTCACGGTCTACTGAGAAGCTAGTTCGTAGCGGGGAGCAGAGGTTGCTTGTATGCCCGCAACGCATTTAGCTCGACATCGCAACTCAGCCGGGCTGACGTTGATATCGTCAAAATCGCAGCTATCGTTTCTCCAAGAAGGTAAAAGTAGAACACCATCGGAAGGTCGGGGTCATGAAAGGGGCGGCAATCGTCGAAGCGTTCGGCGAGCGCTTCGATACTAACCGCCGCCACGACCGCATATCTCCTCTTCCTGTGAATCGCGCCACAGACGATTGGTCCAAACTTGCCGAAGGGTGCAAGCATATCGATCGATGCTGTGGCCATCCGTGAAATCGTTGCAAGGTCAGACCAATCCAGGTTGAGATCTTTTTGCGCCACCGGGTCAGCCTTCGTGCCCAAGTTGATTGAATGCAAATATCCAGTGATGACATCGCTTGGCCGGGTCTGTTGCCCCCGATCCGCCAGAAACTTTGTTAGCTCCGCAAAGGCAGCTTCTTGCATAGCTGCGAGCATTTCGACAGCGGCCGATGGCGACACTTTCTCACCGTCGGCGGCAATGCCTTCAAGAAAAGCCAGCAAGTCGCGGGTGCCACCGCTTTTCTCAGCTAGACGGAACAGGCACTCCCCCGCGATGGTCACCGCAAGTGCAACTTTTGGCACTTCCGCGAACGCCGTCGGATGGGCGAGACAAGCCGCTTCGGGGCCGTCTAGGACGCTGACGACGACGATATCGTCAATATCGTCCCATGTGACATCGAACTCCCGCCATTCGTTTTTTCCGCGAAGTTTCTCTCCCAGGGACCACCTGCGGAGCCAAGTGCGGGCTTGTGATAGGTTCTTCCGCACAAGTTTGTCGAAACCCAAGCGGCTGTCCTTCATGTAAAAAACTAGAGCTAATCGACCGGTGACGATGGCTAGGTCTGCCGGCTCCTTGGCCGTTCTCCCGTAGAGGTCGGGGTGGAACACCTGCTGGGAGCCGGATGTGATCTTCGTGAACTCCCTAAGGACCTGTTCCTGTCTGCTGGCTGGGTCACCCAT